AGACATACTTAGGCGAAAAAATCCGTTAGCCCCTCTAATACTATAGTGTTTTTCTTTTTAGTGTTTGGGTTTGTCACCTCTAATGTGTGGGTCAACTTAGGCATAGTCTCAAAGAATTTTTCAATCTTCTGGAACTGTGCTGATGTCAATGATTCAACCCAATCTTTGAGTTCTTTCTTCGTACACTCAGAAGCCGCAAACATGTCCTTGTCATTATAAACCATATCAATAGATGTCGCTATCATCTCAAATGATTTTTCCACAGCATCTTCATCTTCCTGATTAAAGTTAGTTTCTATAAACTGACTAAGAGATGGATACTTCATTTTTACAGAATAACCATCTGCCAATTCAATGTCTGCGTTGTGGTCGTCATTACTAGAGACTTCAATATCATCTATGAGAACTGTGACAGGAACTTCTGTCTTGCCATCATCACCACATGTCACTAAGAGTTCAATTGATTCACCTACAGATTTTCCTCTAATATTTAAAAATAGATATTCAATATCAAAACTAGGTAGTTGGTCAATTTTAATCCCTTTTGTTATAACACATTCTTTAAGAACTTGTTTAACAGCATTGGTTATTTGTTTTTGGTCTTCTGACTCAAGAGCAAGTATGAGAATTTTTTCCTCTCTTACCAAAAATGGTCTGTACTTTACAGTTTTTCCATTTGAAGGTAATTTCAAGTCATATTCAGCCGTCGAAATTTTTGGTAAAGGCATAATAAGTAATTATTCGTTATTATTTATCGGGTTAATTTGAAGCTTTATCTACAGTAGTTTCTGATGTTTGTTCAGCCGCCACTGTCTGCACAGCACCTTTCTGTGGAACTGCTGGTGCAGAGGTTCCTTGATTATTAACAATGTAGTATCTATCATATGCAAACTCAACTGTAACCTGTAGAAATTGTCCTGTAGCATAGTTAAGTGGTATATCCTGTATGGATATAGGAAAGGCATTTATAAAGTTATAACTAATCGCTTCGGGTTTGAACTCTTGTGTCTGACTATCATCTGGATCTGCACCCATATTTCTTTCAAACTTAGTGATTGAGAGATCTCTCTTATAATCATGAGGATATCTAAATCTATGGAAGGCAAATCTTTCATCATTATTTGGATAACCGCCAGGATATCCTTGATTATGTTTAACTCCTTCCTGTGTGACATACAAAGGATTCATAAAGTTGATCCACTCTTGGAAAAGTTTCAAAGTTTTATAGTCCTGAGATACATAGAATGATAATGATATGTCAGTATATTGTCTTTGTGTAGCAAATCTTTCCCTAATACCCTGTCTACTACCAACTTCCTGTACAACAGCCATTGACACACCAGGCAACATTGCTTCATTACATAATAATTCGTATGTTTCTTTTTGTCCATTAGCCAATAATCCACAAGATGTAAGCCACTTACTAAGATCATTAGCAACTTTTTCTTTCTGATAGACACCACTTGAAGCTGCATCTAAAGCAACTGGGAAAGAATCTACAGGTTCTGGGCCATCCTGTGCCAAGTCCATCTCAAGTTTAAAAAAGTTTGATAGGGCAGGAGCACCTAGTGCCGATCTAAAGTCTTCTATACTTTTTACTAATTTATTATCATTAAAATAACTTTGCTGTTGTCTGGCCATCTAAATAAATTTATGACTTACCATACTATGTATATGGCTTATCAGGGAAAATTTAAACCAAAGAGACCCAAAAAATATAAAGGTGACCCCACTCAGATCATTTATAGATCCTTATGGGAGAAAAAATTCATGGAATATTGTGATTTGACTGAAAGTATAGACCAATGGCAATCTGAAGAGTTCTGGATACCATATAAGAATCCAATAGATAATAGAACTCATAGATACTTTCCAGATTTCTTCATCAAATATAAGGATAAGACAGGTGTTAAAAGATCTATGGTTATAGAAGTAAAACCGAAGAGACAATGTAAGGAACCTGTAAGGAATCCTAAGAGAAAAACTCAAGCATGGTATTATGAAGTTAAATCATGGGTGATAAACCAAGCAAAATGGAAGGCAGCAAAGAACTATTGTGCTGACAGAAAGTATGAGTTCAAAATTATGACAGAAGACGATTTAGGTATCTCACATGATCGCAGACGATATTAAAGAAGCCACCCAAGGCGAACTACAACCAGATGGATGGTATGTAAACCAATTAGAATCAGCATTGGCAGCAGTTCAAAAAAGAGATGCTAGTGCTATTGATACTCAAGGTGTGAGAATGGGTGATCTAGTTTTCTTTGGATATAATCCACAAAATGCACAAAACTATGAGTTTTGGGATGTACAACCCCTAGCAGTGGTAATGGGATTCTATGAAGAAGGTTTTCTTGGATGTAATTTACACTACATAAATCCAGATTATCGTGATGTAATTGCCACGGGCTTACTAAATAGCAAAGGAGAGTCTCCTGTACCCAAGAATAGTATCCACAAATATCTGTGGTCTAACATGAGAACTATATTTAAAGTTCCCAAAGAAGAGGACTGGGCCGCTATCTCCTTACTTCCTACCGAACAATTCATAGATAAGAACGGTGTGAGGTTTCCTAAGTACAAGGCATTTAATTATCGCAACCAGAAAAGAAGGAAGAAATGACCGCAACACCTATCGCTAATTCAGAATTTGGTGAAGAAATAAATCCAGATGTTGAAATATCTCAACAGGATTCGGAAGGTAATGTCAGAAATTATAAAGTATTTTACTCAGAGACAGGTGGTACAACTGTTCGTGCAGTTGATGCTAATGGTCAACTATTACAAAACGTAGAACCAATATACAAAGATGGAGTGTGGGATCAATCCAAACTGACAGAAGGAACAGCATCATCATTTTCTAAAGATGATCAGTTAAGGATTCATCGAGCAATACAAGAATCAACTAAAAATCACATTGCTGCCACTGCTCCTGGCAGTCCAAAACCAAAATGGACTACCCAAGAGGGATACTCTAATGGAATACCATCTGATTTAGATGCAGAAAGGGAAAGACTAGAGAATAAGATAAGGGATGCTAGAAATAATAAAGAAAAGGTTATGTATAAAAAGCAGTTGAGAAATTATGATAAGAGTAAAACTAATCAAGGTCTTACCGTAGGTGACAGGTTTAATAACCTAACTAATCAGGGTGCGAGAGCAACTGGTGCTATCGCTAATGCGTTCAGTGGTGCAGAGGAAGCAGACACATTATTCAAGAAGATAGTAAAATATCCTATGGATATGGCTAATAGTATGGATCATATGTTCATACAATGTTATTCCTATCGAGCTCCTTATGCAGCTGCACTAGATGGTAACGCTGGAAAAAGAAATATTTTTGCAGGGGACAAAAGTAAATCCTTCACTTTTGGTTCAGAGAGAACAACACCATATAAGAAAAAATTAGGTGCTGGTATCAAACTACCAATGCCAAACAACATGACAGATGGAAACCCAAGAAACTGGGGAGAACAAAGTATGGATGCTGGTCAGATGGGTGCAATTCAGAACTCAAGTAAGAATGTTCTGACAAGTTTCTTTACTAATGATTTCGGTGGTTATGGACGTACTGCTACGAAACTGAGCATGCAGACAGAAATGTTAACTCAGGAATCTACCAGAGGAATGTCCATAGCAAACAAGATTGCTCAGTTGGCAAGTGAGAGTGGATTTGGTGATGTGAGTTCTGAACAAATTCTTTCTAGAAGTGTGGGTGTGGTAGCAAACTCAAACACAGAATTATTATTTGCTGGAGTAAGTCTAAGAAGTTTTGAATACCAGTGGTTAATGAGTCCAAGAAATAGATTGGAAGCAGCGAATGTAAGAATGATTATTCGTGCATTTAAACAATGGTCTGCTCCTAAAAAAGTTAGAAAGATTGACAATGGAGAGTTATCAAATGTAGGTAAGGCTGGTGGCCCATCATTCTTCTTAGGAACTCCAAATATATTCAGACTAAGATTCGTCACTAATGGTAATAGAAACATTCTTGGTGTAAACAAATTCAAACCATGTGCATTGACTAATGTGGATCTTAACTACACACCAGAAGGTCAATGGATGGCATATGAAAATGGTATGCCAATATCTGTCATGATGACTCTACAATTTCAAGAATTGGAACCTATCTATGATACAGATTATGGTGAAGATGTTGCTGATGGTAGAGCATATGATGAATCTACTGAGGCGGGTAGACTTGGAGACTTGATGCCAATAAGTATTATCAAACAAAACAGTCCATACTCAACAGATGTAGGTTACTAAAATGTCAAAAGGTTATTTTTCTTACTTTCCCGAAATAAACTATGTCTCTAGGACTACCGATAGGTCGTCTAATGATGAGTTTATCCCTGTCAAGAATATTTTTAGAAGACCAAAACTTCGTGATGATCTTGAAAGTGTTCTTACAGCATTTGAAGATTATATGATCCTTGGCGATGATAGACCAGAACAGGTTTCCGAAAAGGTATATGGTGATCCTCGATTTGATTGGGTTATTTTAACAACAAATAATATTACTAAGATCCAAGATCAGTGGCCATTAAATTCTAATGACTTTCAGAGATACATCTATGATAAGTATGGCACTGAAGAAAAATTATCAGAGATCCATCATTACATTACTGAATTATTAGTAGATGATAATTCGAGAGTGGTAGTTCCAGAAGGTTTAGTTGTAGATTCTAACTTTGACAGTAGATATCTAGAGAGAAACACTTCAAGACAAGAGGAAGTCACTTATAGTGGTAGTGTTTTGGGTAATTTGTCGAGTGTTGATAATGCTGGTACAGTTAAAGATGCTAATGGTAATATAATATCACACACCAATGTATTTGCTGTCAGTAACTATGAATTTGAAGAGAATGAAAATGATGCCAAAAGGAGGATAAGAATATTACAACCTCAGTTCTTAGAAATTGCAGTTTCTGATATGAACCAAATAATGAAATATAAGAAGTCTGGTGATTATATCAGTAGTAGATTGAAAGGAGCATATAACCCAAGACTTAGTGGGCA